GAAGGTAACGACCCTGCAGAATCAGGCGAATCATATGGTACACCACACGATTTAGCATCATTATACGGAACAGGTAGATATGGTGAAAATGACGTACCTGAAGGATATGACAGTGATAAAATGGGTAGACCTGAAGAAAAATCATCTATTTATGGAACACAAGAAGATCCATTAGGGTCGTATTTAAATCTTATGTATGATGGGTTAGCGGGATCTATTCCTTCTTCACGTATAATATTATATGTTGAGTAAGGTATAACGTTGTATACTCCAAATTTTTCTACTATTTCTAGTTTAAGATAAAAATCACCATATTTACACATATTTCTTATCCAACTCCACATGTTAAATTCTATATTTAACACATCATAAAATAAGTTATAAAGTATTTTTTGAACATTTTCATCTGAACTACGTATCTGCAATACTTCACCTGATTCGTTTTTAAGTGTAGACTCATCAGCAATAATATCTAATGTAGATGCTATAATAGCATCCGAATCCATAGCTTCGTAATCCGAATATAGTTGTATTCTTAATGTTTGGTAATTCATTGTTTGGTTCAGATTATATAATGCTGAACCTGTTGTAGTATATACTTTATTAAATCTATCTATTAATGAATTTGTTTCTAACTGTCCAAAGGACTGTATTTTATTTATGTCTATTACTTTCAACTGATTGCCGCCAACATTTCTGATGACTGCATTAGTTGAAAATAACCTTTCTAATCTGCTAAATAAGCTTTTATCTGCCATTTTGTTTATATTATATAAATATTATAATAACCAGTCGAGATTTTCTTTCTCACCTTTACCAACTACCATAGTCCATCTGTCTGAATTACTATATACACCAGGTACTGAAAATGAAGCGTTAGATGTTGTTCTAGTATAACTTCCTAACGCAGCTTTTGTTAATTCCAGATTTTGTGTTCTATATCTTAATGCTGTATCTCTAATGAATAAACCAATACCCCAACTCATTATTAAGTCATCATTGTACCCTGATTGAGCTTCTGCTTTACCATTTTTCCATACAAATGTTCTTAATTCATCTAATAAACGCCTAGATTGAAATAAACATGAGCGTTCTAGAAAGAAACCAGACATTTTAGATATTATTAATGGTCTAGTTTTTAAAGAAGTAGTAAAACCAGGGACCATACTAGAGTCATTATTGTAATTACTATTAAACTGCTCAGCAGTTAAAATCATATCTGATTTAGAGGAATAGTATAAGTTTCTATAACCTCTTTCTTGTATTTGTTGTATTACAGCCCACCCAATGTTTGCGTTTTCAACTACTAGTAAGGCATCATTATATTCTGTTGATATAGCTACTAGTAAATTACCATATTCTTTAGTTCCTATTTGTGATCTAAATTCGGCTACTTGAGTTGCTGTTTCAAGATCGATAATATGGAAGGCAGAAAAGTCTCCACCATCACCACGTGCTACATCCGAACTGACCATGTATGTTCTAGAAAAATCGGGTTGTTCCCATATCCACAAACTACCATCTACACCACGACGTTCTAAAGGTTCTTTAACCCATGTTTCTTCAAAAAAGTTAAGCAAATCTGGTTCAAAAACTGTATCACCAGATGTATTAAATTCTGTATCACACTCTTGAGCAGCCATTCTTGCTCCAAGAAGTTGATCTTGTTGATCGCGCCATGATTGATTACGTTCAGGATGAACTGTCCATGGTAATTTTATAGGAAGGAATTGATTTTCTGAGTTTTCTGCTTTAACCCATGTTCTGTGGAACCAGTTACCAGTTCCATTGGGTGTAGATAATGCAATACAACCACCACCAGTACCTAATGTTTGTTGAGCGGATGCGAATATTTCATCAATGTTTTCAATAAACGCACACTCATCTAGTAATAATAAAGATACGGCTTCGGATCTACCAGCATCAGCTGCTGCAGATACGGCTTTAACTTGGGAACCGTTTATAAATTTTAAACTTAATTTATTATTTTCGACGGTTTTTATTTTAAGCCAATTAGGTAAATTATCGTATGCAAATTTTACCTTAGTAACCATGTTTTTAGCGGTATCTTGTTTAGTTGCAATACATAAAATGTTTTTATCTTTATGAAACAACATTAACCACAGTGTATAACCAGATGTTAGAGTAGATAACCCTAGCTGTCTTGATTTAAGTACAATAGAATAATCGTGTTTTTGGAATAGTTTTAGTACTTTTTCTTGAAAGGGGTATAAATTAAATTGTGTGCGACCTCGTGTAGGGTGTTGAATCCATACATATTTTTTCATAAAATAAACCGGGTCGGCATAACATTTTTGATACTCTGCCTTTATAATTTCTTTTATATTTTCAGACATATATGTTTTGATATAAATATATATGCAGAAAAAAACCCTTACTTGTTAGGTAAGGGTCAAATTGTTTAAATCATTAAAATGTTTTTCTCGATGTGCTCGTTTTCGTTTCCATTCTAATACTTCATCTACAATCGAAAATTTAAGGTTATAACCTTGATATTCTACTATAACGTATTCGGCATTAGGATTATTAAATAGTTCATATGTTTTATCTTCATAAATGTGAAGACGAGGAAATCGTGCAGCAGGTATTTCTGGAAATATATTAAATAGTCTACGTTTAGATTTAGTAATTAGATCTATGTCGTGTGGTTCTCTATGAGGGATTGAATTTTGAGCTATTAACGCCCAGCTTCCACCTATGTACAAATCATCGAATTGTTGTTGTAATTCGTAACATTTTATAATGTGTTTTTCGAACATGTTTATCCTACTAATTTCCAAAATTCTACACCTTTAAATTCGGTTTTATCCCAGTAATATGAACCAGGATTTGGTAGATCTTCTTTAGGACATAACCAATGATAACTTTCATACCCAAATTCATCAAATCGTACTTCGGTTTTATTACCTGTACCAAATGAAGGTGTAACTTCAAGCTTAGGTACTGCTGTGTTCCAATCCCACCAACTATATATGTCTTCATGTATAGCAAATTCTTTGATGTTTTGATTTAAGAAATCACATAAATCTTCGTTAGTAGATAAATTAGGTTTGTTAAGACTTTTAATTCGAATTTCTTTAAGTATGTTTGTTAGTTTCATTTAATCCTCAGATTGATCGTCTAATCTCCAGAATTTAACATCTTTAAATTCGGTTACTACCCATGCAAATGATCCAGGGTTGGGTAAGTTTTCTTTAGGACATAACCAATGGTATGCTTCAACTTCAACATAAGCAAAAACAGTGTCATATTGATTAATCCATCTAATTTCGGTTTTACCACTTTCAGAATGATTTTTAACTATTTTAAGTTTTAATATATCTGGGTTTTCATGCCAAGCATCTATATTTTCATGTTTAATAAACTCTTGTACATTTTGGTTTAAAAAATTACATAAACCCTCGTTTGAATTATGAGGACTTACACTATTAAGAGTCTTAATTTGAATTTCTTTAAGTATGTTTGTTAATTTCATTTATTTTACTATTTTATTATTTTATTATTTTATTCTCCAACCTATTTTTGCAGATATAACAGGAACTAACTGATTGTTAACTCCTCCTCCAATACTAAATAACCTATCTTTCTTTGTTTTAAACGTGATATCTGTTCCTATGTACGAAATGCCCGACGCATTAAAGTTAGTCGATATACCCGCATATATGCGTTGATTTTGCGCAAAAACTGTTGTGTTTGTTGATATAACAGGATAGCATATGCTATATTTTACTTGTCTTGAAGATATTTTGTTTTGAGTAACACTATCTTTTATAATAATTGTTACATCTTCGTTTTTAATTGAATCTTCGTAATAATATTTACTATAATAGTCTCCTATAACATATTGAGTATCAATTTTACCTGGAAGGTAAACTGGTCTTTCTACATACCTTATATCAGGAACATAAACTGGTGTTTCGACTTCTTTTTCTACCCATTGTGTATCTACAACAACGATAGTATCATTATCTTTAACAACATCGATTTTATTATTACATGATTTAGACCATATAATTATTGATATTATTGATACTATAAATAAAATATATTTAATATAAGTCATAGTTTATAGGAAAGTAACAATAT